ACAGCAGATCCTAATTCAAAAGATTCGTTATAATCTCCTGAATATCCAGCATTATACTTTTCTAAGGATCCACCTTCATCTGGATTTATTAACCCTAATTTAGAATTAGATATAAAATCTTCATATTCTTTACTAAAGTATCTTTCGTCAGTTAATTTAACTAACTTTATTGATTCGGGAATTATCTCAATTTCCGCCATAAATATAATATATTATCAATATCCAATGTATAAATACGATATGGAGTTTTAATATGTTGATTATGAGGTGCATCCATTAATAAACAAAATATACCAGCTTTATTACATTCTTTAAATGTAGCATATTTATCATCGACAAAAATGTCACAATTTAATTCTTTTAAAAGATTAATTTTACTTTCTCCCCAAGGTACTTGATGTACAACACTACGACCAGGAATATTAAATTTTTTTAATGATTCAATAGTCCAAGATTTAGAAATTCCTCTTGCACTTACAAATCCAGCAGGTATAAAATTAGGTCTATTTTTTACAGTTAAATTTAACCAAAATTCTTTTTCTGTAGATAGAATTTGAAGTCTATCTTTCATTATTTTAGCTGTACTCCAATGTTTTGGAACTTTACAATTAAAACGCTTTGCATAATCTTTATGCCAATCAAATATTACATCGTCAATATCTAAATATACATTCATATTATTTATTTTTTTAAGTTTATCTATTTATGTATTTTTTTGAGATTCTACTCCTTCTTTATAACCTTCTTCAAATCCTTCCGAATAAGAAAAATTAACAATAAATGCTAATAATTCTTCTACAGTAGATGTTTCAGCCACATTCTTATTAAAAGTATGTTTTATATAAAGTCTTAATGTTGTTTCCATTATTCTTTTTGATTTTTTAATAATTCATAAAAGAAAGATTTAGGTATAATTGCATATTCACCATTTGAAGTGATATTTGTATTTCCTTCTTTTTTTTCTTGTATATTCCATAATATACATAAAGGTTTATCCTTTAATCCAACTTCAGCATTAATTTTCTTAACACTAGGAGTTGTTTGAGTTTTCTTTGTTTGTATATAACATGGAAGTACATTATCAGGATCTGAAATATCTATTTTCATATCATCTAATTTCTTAGACTCGCTTCTTGCAGTACATATGTTTTCATTACCAGTTAAATCTTTTAGTTCATTTACAATCTGTCTTTCATAAGCTGATCCTTTTGTTTTAGAGTAAGCAGCACTTCTTTGTTTTTTTGGTTTTTCAACTTCTTCTACTAATTCTGTAGATTCTTCTTTCTTTTTTCTAGCCATTCGTCTATTAGATTAAATGTTTTAAATATACCATATTTTTTAACGTAATCCGTAAAGTCTTTTACTTTAGGAATTAACAATACTTTTACACCTTTAAATTTTTTTCGAATTTTATTAGCTGATTTTACTCCTGGTAAATCTCTGTCATATAATATATATATTTCTTTAAATTTACTTTGTAATTTTTCGTATTGTGACTCTGTTAAAAATAAGTTCTCACTATTTGGAGCAATTGCTGGAATACCAAATTCAAATAAAGCCATAACATCTTTAAGTGATTTAGTAATTACAATAAAATCTCCTGATTTAGGTAGCATTTTAGCTCCTTGAATCATAATTGAACTCCAATTACTTAGAAATCTATAATTTCTTTTTGTTGGAAAGTATAATCTCCATAACTCATCTCCATTAGAGTTTTCTCCTCCATAATACCCATAAATAGGTGTTGTTTCAGTAGAAGATGTAAAATAAACGCCATTTAGAAAAACAGATTTTATAGAATAGACTCTATATTTTTTAAGGGTTACTGGACCAATACCGAAGCTATCCCACCACATTAATTCTTTTTGAGAGAATTCTTTAATTTCAACTTCAATTTTAGCTTTATCGGTTTGTTTGAGTTCATAACCAGTATATTCCATTTTTGGTGGATTTTTAGGTATTTTTTCATTTTTAATAAATCCAAAATCATTAGCTATTATTCGCAAAGCTTTATAATAACTACATTGAAAAATATATTCAACACATCCTATGAAATCAAATGATGGTCCAGCAAAATCCTTATATTGTAAATTACCCCGTTTATCCTTATAAAAAGAACAAGTTGGAGTATGATCTATTCTAATAATTGAAGGACTACAAAATAGTCCTTTTTTAACAGGTACTCCCAAGTAATGTTCAAAAAACGTTTCTTGGGAGTATTTAGATAGTAAAAGTTCTTTCGTTATCTTTGGAGCTTGGTCTAAAGCATACATACATTATCAATTTTAAGCTTACAAAGATACGAAATTATTTTTATAAAGATGGCATATCAAATTCAATATTCAATCCATTAGCTTCAGAACTTTGTAAAGTTTCTTTATTTAATGGAGCTGAATATGTTTTTGCAGCTGTTGGTTTAGCATTAGCTTCATTTTCAATTCTTGTTTTTTCATATGAAGTAAATGCTAATTTACTACCAATAAAATTATTTTTAACATATGCTTTACCTTCTTTTGTAATTCCAGCAAAATATCCAGGAAAAGTTGCTTCTCCTTTAGTATTTTTTAATAATTTAATATTAGTAGTTACACCTTTATTTACATCTAAAATTTGTACAACTAATTTTCTTAGTCCATCCCAATCAGCTGCACCTAAATTTACAGTACCTTCATCAATTTGTTTTGCAATTTTTGGATTAATTGCGTCAATTGCATGTTTGAATAATAACATAGTATTTTCAACTCCAGAAGTTTGTGCAATTTTCTTTTCTTCTCCTGTTGATTTGTCAATATACTTTGTTTCGCTACGATTAAAATCTTCTGCTCTTGGTTCAAATATGGTTTGTTCATATGAACCTTCTTCATTAGAAAATTTTAATTTTAAAACTTTATATACTGCTGTGGTGTCTTTAACACCTTTTATATCTTGAATTTCACAACCGTCAAATTTAACGGTATAAATATCATTACCTGCTAATCTTGGTTTTGCACTACTTTGTGATGCACCTGCTGTTGTATTAAATGAAAATCCACTCATAATTTCTATAAATTACTTAAAGTTTGTATTTTAATTCATCTATTTCTGTTATTTCATCTGTTTCAACCAATAATTCAGGCTCAATTTTCTCAGCTTGTTCTATTGCTTCTTCTAATGTTAAAGGTTCTTCAACTGTTCCACCTGATGTAGGTACCAATTTCCAAGTTCCTTCAATGTCTCCAAATGGTATAATTGTAAATTCAGTGCCACGTTCTGCTAAAACAGTGTTTGCTTTTCCTTTACATACTATTGTATTGGTTTTAGTTACTTTATTACCAGCTTCATCATCCTTACGAATAGTAGGAACCAATATTTTACTTTTACCTTCTTTTTTCCATTCAAGAACAACTCTATCTTCATATTCTAATTCGAGTTCAGCAACAGCTTTATTATTAAATATCAATTTATTAGGATCTAAAGTAATTATGGGTTCACTTGCCATTTCTTCAATTACATCTGTTACTTTTTTTGTAGTTCTAGTTTTCTTTTCTACACTACCAATTGTTTTAATATTAGATACTTCTTCAGTTTCTGTATTAAAATCGAATGTTATAGATATTTGTTTAATCATTTCCGTTATATTCGTCTATTTTATCGAAGACATATTGTAAATCATTATCTATTAGTAACGTATCAAAACACCCCATAGGAGTTTTTGCTGTAGTAGTTCCATCAGAATTTGTAATGAATTTATACTCAATTACATTGTCATCATTTTTTATTTTAGTTGTAAACAACACATAAGTAAATAATCCTTCAACTGTAATCATATTATCTATCATTTTGCCAAGAGTTTTGATCTTATATGATGGATTTAACATATCTCCCGTATTTTCAGAATGTGCTAATATAAAAACTTTTAAATCTTCACGAGCACTCATAGATTCTTTAAGTACTGAAAAGAAATGTTGAGCCATTTGTGTAAATTTTTCATACCCTTTTTCTCCAGCACGATCCATAGCTTCAAAAGCCATTAAATATTGACTATCATCAATAATTATTTGTTTAATTTCGGGCATTGTTGCACTAACTAATTTAATAACTTGTCCGATTTTTTCAACATTACTTGTATTATATAAATTACCTTCATATTTTTTTGTTTCAGGATTCATAACTAGAGCCTTATAATTTTTCTTATAATTCCTAATCGGAAGATTCTTTCCTGCTACATTTATAATAAATGTCTTTGCTGGGTCTAAATTTCTTAAACTAGTTGATTTACCAGACCCTGATTCACCAACTATTGCACCTAATTCTGCCATACTTAAAATTTAAATACATTTTTATTTTGTATATCTGTATCAATTTTATCTTTTGGGCGTAAATTATCTAATGATAAATATGGTTGATAATCACCAATATCTTCAGGTTTAGGAAGTTCTCTGAACATCCCTATTTCTCCATAAAAGGAAACACCTTTATTAACATCAGCTTGACCATACCTATTTTTTAATATTTGACAAAGTCGAAACTTTTTCTTTAGGACATTTTGAATAGGATATCCTTCACACCTAGCTATTTTTTCCCTATAAGGATAATATAAAGCAATAACTACTTCGGAAGCATCAGTTGTATCTGAAGTTTCTTTAAAATCGTCTAATTGAATTAATTCATATCCATTAGTTTTTCTATCCATACTTTTAGCATTTCTGTTTAATTGTTGAATAAGAACACCTGTCATACTACATTTATTTCTAAAGTGAATATAATATTTAGTTATTAAATCAATTTTTTCTTTTTTACTACCAGTACCACCAAGTAATCCTACATGGTCTATGATTGAAACTTTATATCTTAAAGGGTCATTATCTATATATTCTTCATGATGCTCATCAATTTCGATAAATGTACCAAAAATTTTAAGCCACTCTTTAGTAGTAGCATAAATAGCATTTGGTGACAAAGCTTTATCATAAATTGTCATGTGCGACTGAAGATCGTATAGCCAATCACGTGACGAATAAACGAACTTTAATTGTTCGTCTGTAATTGGTTTAGTTAAAGAAAGAATGTCTTCATAAGTAATTATCTCACCATATTCGTCAAATATGTGTCTTGATAATAATTTAGCATACAATGTGTCTGCCGACATTTCAAAGGAATAATATAGAATTGATACATTTTTATCTTCTCTATTTTTCAATAAATTATATACAAATACATCTAACGCAAATGAAGTTTTACCTCCAGATGTATCAGCACCAATAGTATATAAATACTTTCTTTGTATTCCATAAAGTACTGAATCAATAGTAGTCATTCCTGTACTAATACCAATATTTCTTCCTTTTTTACCTTCTTCTATGTTATTAAATAGTTTATTTACTCCCACTATAGTAATTCAGAATTATTAAAACCATTAACATTTCCACTACTTCTTATAAATTCTATTTCTTCATATTTTTTTGAAGCAATAAATTCAAGAATTGAGTAATTAATTAAATTATTTTCTTTACCAAATTCTAAGGCTTCCATAACTCTTTCATGAGTTACTCCTGCACTTTTTATTGATTTAGAATAATATAAACAAAATTCTTCAAAAGAATATAATCCAGCTTTTGTAAAATTCTTAATTGAACATAATTTTCCATTTATATTAATAAATGGTGGATATGCATCAAATAATTCTTTACCTAATTCATTAGATTCACGAATATACATCTTTAAGAAATTCTTATTAAAAGGTATATTTTTAAAATTTAATGTTTCACCTTCTTGAGGTATCTTAAATGTAGCTAGTATTACTTTTTTAGTTTGTAATGATTGTAAAACTTGTTTAAATAATTCTTTTCCGTTAGATACATTTGATAAATAATTCATCAACATATCAGATTCTCCATCAACTGCTAAAAATAGCATTCGAAGAATAAATAATTCAGTAGGTGTAAGACCACTATTAATATAAATATTTATCTCCTCTTTCAGAGATAATTCAAATTGTTGCATGTTGTAGTTTTTAGACTACTCCTCCTTTGTGATATTATCCTTCACAGGATCTTTAATTATGGGTATGGTAGGTTTATATTTATTAATAAACTTATCTTCTAAATAAATTCTATATTATATAATATAGAATTTAATATTAGGTATTCGAGTATTATTTCGTTTATTATTTTTATTTATTTTAAAATCTAAACATTTGTCCCATTTCTTTTCCTTCTTGTATTATATTTTCAGACTCTTTTCCTAATAATATTTCATCTAATTCTGATTCAGTAATCTCTATATAACTTTTACCAGCAGTTGAATTATTATACCAACTTTCTTCATTTGTTCCTTTTATTACAAGTGTAAATATTTCAGCTTCTTTTCCTTCTTCATATCGAATAACTCTTCCTCTTACCACTTCATTTTTCAATGCCAACATCTTACATTAAGTCTAGCTCCGAAGGCGCCAAAATGTGTTGTTTGTGGTCTGGACTATATCTTCATCCTATTTCTAGGATGTTCCTGCATTTAAGTCTCTACGGCTGAATGTTATGTAGTTGAGTTCTTTCAACCGGCAACAATATTTCATTACAAAATATGTATAACTTACATAACCCTATGCCTCGGTATTACCATCACCATAACGTGTTAAGGATTCACCGATATTCAGGAATATTTTTAATAGAGAATTACTTCTCTACTGGGCAGTACTACATTTAAAGTTTTTACCCTTTGAGTTTTCTGTGTTTGAGAAGAAGTATTAGATAAGATAATTGCTAAATTTAAACCTGGAATATTAGAACCTTCATCTAAACTTTTAGCTGTATGTATAACACCTAATGGTAAGTTTGCAAA